GAATATCTAACTCAGGGTGTTGTTTCTGTATCTCTAAATGTTTGTATCTATCTTCTGCGTCAAAAAATCCTTTCGTTTCAATTATAATTCCATTATCTAAAACAAAGTCAGGTGTGTAAGTTCTGTATCTAAGGTCTTCCCATTGAATTTTCAAGGCTTCATACCTGACTTTTTTCTGTTTATCTTTTAGAAATAACGCAACATTCATCTCTAAACCGCTACGATACCTAGACTTGTTGTGTCGTTTATATACCATCAGGTTCAGCCAATGATACGTATTGAACCATAGGTGGTTCTTTAGCGTTAGATACAAGTGATGGAAGTTCTTGTAGTGTATCCCAACAATCTTTCTTATACTTACAGAAAGTACAACCTCTAGGTAAAACATAATTACCTGAAGCTACTTTTCTGTATGTCTCAGGTTGAGCTTCGTAACAGCGTTTGAATGGTCTATCTTTATTTATATAGTCGATAGTCTTTTTAATCTTTTTGTTGACTTCTTTTACATCCATCTCTTGAGCAGATACATACTTAAAGTCTCCGTTTCCTTTATTGACTACCCACCATCCACCTACATCTACGCCTAATCCTTGAGCGTATCCTGCAAGTTGAGATACGTAACCAAAACTATCTTCGCTAGATAAAGCACCGTAAGATTCAAACTTATTTTTGTAACTCCAAGGGGAAGCAGACTTTATATCATCTACTGTATTACCTATAGTTAAGTCACACTCGCCATTTATTTCTGTGTCTCCTACTTTAAGAGTTACCTTTGTAGCGTCATTAAACTCTACATTAGCTTCTCGTAATAATCCTTTGAAGACAGCCTCGACTAAATCACCTAATACCATATTCATTAGGAAGTTAGATGGAAAAGCTTCGGCTACTTCGGGTTTGTTTTTATCATACCATAGTTGGCATGTAGGTCTACCTAAATTAGACATACGCAATTTAAAGTCTTCTCTAGGTGGACCTGCAAACTGGCGTTTTAGTGCAGACTTAATATCAGAAGCTATTTGCTCTAAGTTATCCTCAGAGATAGTTCCTTCGCCTTTAACAGCTTTATTTAAGTAGGCTCTAATCGCCAGTTCAGCAGGATGGTTCATACCATTACACTCCTTCTAGTTCATCTGTATCTATGAATTGGTCTATCAATTCCTTATCGTCACCCGACATAGTATCCTTATTGTTTTCGTGATATCTATCTGTGACCCAAGTATTGAAAGCACTAATCCAATCTAGGAAGTTCTGTAGAGTAACTTGGTCATCTACTGTTATGTCGATAGACTTGCTATCTAATTTAGCTGTAACGACATAATACGTTCCACCTGATACTTTATCTTTTTCTTCAGTACCGAAAGAAATAAGATGCTGAATAGGTAGGTGTTGCATAGATGCAAGCTTATTGAAAGGCTCACCCATGTTCTTAAAAGAAACCTTTTGGTCTGTTTCAAATAATACAGGAATCTCAAAATCATCTACTGGAGAGCCGTTAGCATCCGTAGCGTCCTTCACTACTGCAATACCAAAGACATGCCTCTGTCGTTTAATTTGAGAGTATATAGCCTTTGTTTTTTCAGGTAACGAGCTATAGTCTTGAATGTACCCTGCAGGTTTACCGCAGTTAAATCCACCTGATGTGTCCATCAAGTCGTTGTTCAAACTATCGGATAAGATAGTCTTTATGTACTCACCTCGTTTGCCTGTTTCAGCAGACTTCTTAGGGTCAAAGGATTGAAACCTTTGATAAGATTGTCTCTGCATAAATGGTCTAAGAGATAGCGTAGACATGTACACTTCTTCACCATCCGTCTTGCGAATAGACAAAGACCCTGCAGGTACAACTTCCATCTTTACTTTTTTACCATTTACATCTTGAGTTCCCATAATAGGTTCTCGTAACACTTTAACTCTAGCGAGTTGAGAAGTCTTTTTCTCTGTTCCAGAGCCACTAGGCGTAGTCGCAACTCCCATAACTTTAGCCATATCAGCAAAATTTACAGAGCCGTTAGAAGTTATTAATTCATTAGTCATATTTATACATCCTTTGTTTCTAGCCAATTTGGTCCTATCTTGGCTTCTAATAATAGTGGTACGTTGAAGTCTATCCCATAATACTTGTTAATTAGGTCGTGCAGATTTTCATTCAAAGTCTTTACTGCCGCTCTCACCTGTTGCTCTTCATTAGGATGGACATCAACTACAATCGAATCATGTACTGTGTTTACCAGACAACTATAGTGCTTGTCAAGTAGTTTTTCAAATTCTAACAAAACTATTGGCACTACGTCTGCCGTAGCAAACCCTTGTACAGGGTAATTTTTTATCATAGTAAAATTAGTTACGCTTCCATTTGCTCTCCTTTTCATGTTTTCAAATTCATATTGTCTTCCAGATGGAGTCTGTATTCTACCTGTATTGATAGCTTCGGTAGCTAATCGACTATGCCATCTGCCTATTCCATCGTACTTAGTCGTAAATTGTTTATAGTATGCAGCTTCAGCAGGTGTCCTACCGTAGCCACTAGCTCCGTAGAGAGGAGCAAATGTATGAGCCTTTGCTTCCTGCCTAGACGTAGGTTGCCCTGCATCAGAGATAACCTTGGCTGTATACGCATGAACATCAAAGCCTGTAGACACTTCTTCCATAGCTGTTTTATCTTGACCTAAGAAAGCAGCCACTCTAAATTCTAACTGAGCAAAGTCTGCTTCCATAATCTTACCGCCATCCCATCTAGATACAAACACTTTCTTTACAGGGAAAGTACCACCTCTAGGCATGTTCTGCATGTTAGGATTACGCCCACTGAATCTGCCTGTAGATGTAATGTGTTGAGTCAATCCTACGTGCAAGAAACCATCTTGCTTAGTGAATATGTCTATAGACTTTATATAAGTATTGAGGTACGTTTCCAGTGCAGATAGCCTTCTAAGCTTACGTAAGAAGTCTTGTTGCATCTCTAAGCCTTTAGATTTAGATAGTATCTCTAGCTTTTCAATGTTTCCTTTTGAGGTTGAGAATCCATTTGCTGATACCCAAGCCGTACTAGGTGCGGTAAAGCGTAGACCTGCCACACGGTCAGTATCAGTAAGATGATAGCCAGTTGCATTGCAAGACTTACACTTGGTAGGTTTTTTAAATGGCGAACCATCTTTCCGTGTTTTGTGAACATATTTGTTTCCTTTACATTCTTCACACATATGAGCTTTAGTCTTATACATAATAGATGTATTCTTTGCTACTGTACTTTTAAACTCTGCATCAGTAGATGTATGTTCAAATAGTTCTTCACCCCATATGTTTTTATCTATTACTCTTCTACTAAATATAAGTTGAGATACCTGCTCTGGTGAATTAAGATTAATAGGTGTGTCACCCATAAGTTCTTTAGTTGTTTTCTCTAGAGCATCTAATATATCATTCCTTTCTTTTTCAAACTCTTCTCTTACTTCATATAGAGTATCTCTATTTACTTTTAAACCATTCATATAAATTCTAGTTAGTGCTCTGCATACTTCGTTAGTTATATTTAATACTTTAACTAATGAATGATTCTCTTGGTCTTTGTATCTTTTATCTAAAGTTAAAAATAAGGCTTTCGTCACAAGTATATCAGCATTAAGGTACTCGCTCAATTCTGCATGAGGTATCTCTCTAGTGTTATACCCTTTCTTAAAATACTCTTTTAGAGTATCTTGTTTCTTGTACTGTAACCTATATCGTTCAGCACAAGCTTCAAGGGATAACGGTTTCTTTAATCCTCTGCATAAAACATATTCAGATAACATTGTGTCATATATGTCACCATCGTATTTAAAACCACAAGACCAAAGCCATTGCAAATCGTGTTGAGCATTGTGCATAATGAGTAACGTAGTCTTATCTAGAGTTTCTTGCAAGGGTAAAGGAGAATCTGGAGATTCCGTATCAGCATGGTCGTATGTGTATATTGTAGGTGCATCATCACTATCTACATCAGCTAATCCAACCATAGTCAATGAGTTCTCAGGTTCAAAAGGGTCAAGGTGTAACTTACCCTCTCTCGTTTGAGTTGTATTCTCTACATCTAAAACTAATCTCATTATGTGGTGTACCTTTCTATATTATTTATTTTAAGCTGAATATCTAGAGATAGCTCCATCTAACACAACATTCATACTACCATGCCAACCGCCTGTCAACTTATTTTTTGCTATAACTAAATATCTAACAGGAGATTCTTCCTCTTGACCTTCTACAGGAGCAGTCTTACCTATGAGAATCATTAAGTCAGCTTCGGCAGCTTTGCCTGTCTTTGAACCTTCTAACATAGATTGATTCAAACTTTGAGCTTTACCTTCCGCTTCAGCAGATAGTTGTGACATCCATAAGATAGCACAGTTATGTTGCTTCGCTATGTTTCTAGCGTAGATAGCTGCGTCCTTGAGATACACATCCGACTTGTCACCTGTACGAGAAGCAAACTTGTCACCCATATCCATGACTACTACATCAGGATTGTAAGTCTTAACGACTTGCTCTACCCAAGATAGGTCTTTGCCAGTGCAATCTTTGATGTGTAAGTTGCCTTTAATCTTTTCGTATAGCATACCTGCTTTAGCAGGATTATTCTTTACATCCATTAAAGACATGCCTGTAGCTGCACTTAGGTATCTAGCTCCTACTCTGTGATACGCTTCCTCGTTGAGTAGCACTAGACACTTCGCTCCTTGTTGAGCAAAGCCATCTGGACCTGCAATCAAACTAGCGTGAAAGCTAGTCTTACCTGTATTAGGTCTAGCTCCTACAATAACTAAGTGACCACCGTTGATACCTTCAATGCGACTCGATAGCGTAGGGATATTAAACTTCCATTGAGCTTCTAGGTCATTGAGTTGCAATAATGTATCTACAGAGATGTCATCCCAATTAACTTTCATGTTCGGTAGGAAGTCATCGTTGTAAGATTCAATCATTCTACGCAATGGCTCTAGCGAGTTAGCTTCACCATTAACATAATCAAATCCTATGTTCGCTATATCTTCACCTATGCTTTGTCTAAATAAACTAGATAGAACATCTTGAGCTATCTCTTTAGTCATAGGCTGTTCTTTCTGTAACTTATAAAACATATTCTTGTACATCTGCTTGTTGGCAGTTGTAATAGTCGTGTTGTTTGTCAAGAAGATAGCTTCTAGTTCTTCTGGTGTAATAGTTCGCTCATACTTATCCATAGCGTAATCTATAGTTTGTTTAAGCTTTCGTACATCCTTAGAGAATAGTTTGTCAGGACATCGACTGCCTTTGTGGTCTTCATAAAAGTCTCTTTCCATAAGAGA